ATTTATTTTGTGTATTTATAAAATTTATTCTTGCAATTGGCAAGTTAAGTTTTTGTAAATCCTCTAAAGTTTTTATTTTTATAATGTTATTAATAAAAAGTTTTTCCTGATCATTAGAGATATTTCCATTATCTTTTTGATTTTTTATACATATATAAAGAGATACTGTTATATCTTCTATTATAAAATTTAAAACTTTATTAAAAGTTTTAAAAAATTTAGTTTTAAGTTCTTCAGATTCTTCATCCATATACGTAGTTGTAGTTATTACAACAAATCCATTTTCATTTATAATTGATCTCGATAGTTTATTAAATGATTTTGGTTGAAATTCTAAAATAGTTTTTAGTATATCTTGCTTATTCATTTAATATATAAAGGATTTTTTATATTTCTAATTAATAAATGAAATATTGCTTCTGACGCTGGTATTACTGCTGAAACATGTTCTCATTTGCGATTAAATGAAAGGAAATGGCAAGCAGATACTTTAAATTTTATGGTAATCTTTTCAACAAATAAAAATAAATATATTAAAATATTAGGATATGTATTACATAATAATATCAATATTAATTCCGATGTTAGAATATTAAATAAAAAATAAAAAACATCACTAGTTGTAATTATTAAACATCATAATGCCATTAGGACAATATTTTACTATTTCTGATAAATTGCAAGAAACTGTATTTAATTTTGTTTTTTTTAAAAATGAAACTTTATTAGAACCATCATTTGGCCTTGGACATCTTTTAATCAAATTTAAAGAATTTAATAATAATTACCCAATGGTTCTATATGAAATTGATAAAACATTGATACCAATAATAGAATTTAACGAAAATCAAAAAATTATCTATGATGATTTTCTAACGTCTTTTAACAAAACGTTTAAAACCATTATTGGAAATCCTCCGTATATATCTTCTAAAAACTCTAAGAATCTTTATATACAGTTTATCGAAAAATGTTTTGAATTACTTGATACTAATGGAGAATTAATATTTATAGTCCCATCGGATTTTTTAAAACTAACAAGGGCATCTCAAATAATAACTAAAATGTCATTAAGTGGTTCATTTACTCATTTTTATAGACCTAATAATGAAAAATTATTTAAAGAAGCATCTATTGATGTGGTTGTTTTTAGATATCAAAAAGATCTCAAAAATACTAATCATACAACAATCGTTAATGATATTCCGCAAACAATTCATATAAATAATGGTATTATTAATTTTAATTTAAAAAATAACAATATCAGATTAGATTCATTATTTGATATTTATGTTGGAATAGTATCTGGCCTTGATAGTGTTTTTAAAAATAATAAATTTAACGAAACTATAGATGTTCTAATTAATCAACATATGATTGAAAAATTTATTTTAATAGATAAATTTCCAAGTTCTAATAATGATCTTAATAATTATTTATTAGAAAATAAAGATAAATTATTGGCTCGAAAAATTAGAAAATTTAATGAAACAAATTGGTATGAATGGGGAGCGCTTAGAAATATTAAAAAAATCCAAAGATCTCTTAATAAAAAATGTATATATATAAAAACTTTAACAAGATCAAATGAAGTAGCGTTTATTGATAAAGTTCAATATTTTGGAGGATCCCTAATTTGTTTGATACCGAAAACCGAAATTTCGTTAGATCCAATTGTTAAATATCTTAATTTAGAAGAATTTACAAATAATTATAAATATTCTGGACGTTATAAATTTGGACATAAACAAATTTGTAATATTTTTATTTAGGTTCGTTAGTTTCGTTATGAAATTTTTTCATATTATTAATAAAATCTAATGACCACGGTAATTCTGTTGTTTTATATAAATTTTTGAATTTTTGAATTTGTTCTGGAATTGGTATATCAATTGGTTCTTTGTTTTTTGACCATTGTATTTGAAATGGTAAATTATTAATATTAGGAGTAAATTTAGAAATTGATAAAATGCTATTAATAATAATGTCGTTTGTAAGATTATCCGCTACGGAAGTTTTATTAATTACTAAACAAAAATAATCTTTTTTTGGATTCTCGTTATAATTATTTTTAACAAAAGATTCTATTAATACTTTTGATAAAAATCCATTATCATAATTTTGATCAGGATCTAATATGAAATTAGTGAATGATTGAACGCAACAAGCAAGATTACCGATATTATCAGCGGACGTTGTTTTAGTAATTTTAATATTTACAGGAATCCATTGATATTCATCGTCATATAATAAAATATCATACCATGATCTAATAGGGGGTATTTTAAAAGAATCAGGTTTTAAATAATTACTAAGTAAATTTAGAATAATCTTTTCAGATATTGCGGAATTTAAACGCCCATCAACTTCTGTAGATAATGAAAATTTAGTATGTTTAAGATATACCTTAATATTCTCTAATACTAACGGTAATTTTTTAATAGACATCATAAAAGATTTCAGATAGATTTCTAGGGAATTTTATTATTTTTATAAATTTTAACCAGTTATAAAAGATCCAATATGTTCAAGAAGTTCTTTAGGAAACTTCCTAACTAATTTATTATCAATTCGATGATATTGTGATTTAACTAATAAGACTAATATTTCTTCATAAACTATTTGATTAAGTTTTTTACGTCATAGTTATGACTAATAACGTTGCCATTTGATTTCTAAAAGTTTGTTTGGGGAAGCATTTGCAGCAACATAAACAGTGGTTTTACAATAATAATAAGCAGCGTAGGCAGTTTTAGAAGCAGCATAATAATAAGCAGCGTAGGCAGTTTTAGAAGCAGCATGAGCAACATAATAAGTATTATTAGGGGAAACACCATGGAAACTAACACGAGCAGTATTAGAAGCATCTATACAAGCCCATCTATTTTTTGCAGAAGGATCTTTAATCCAATTAGATACGGCTTCAATGGCTTTTCGGGGTCTTTTATCATCGGGATATTGTTCTTCAAAAATATGTAGAACGTGTTTAGAACATGATACAGCCCATTTTATTGAAATTATTTTAGTATCTAAGATATTTATTACTTTATTTTCAGAAATAAGACATAATTCGTTTTTATTATTTCGGTTTTGATAAGCATCATAAGGATTATCATAACTTTCTAATACCTTTTCTCCTAAATTATTAGCAAATGCAAATGCAAACGACATAATAAATATCTAACGAATGTCTTAAAGGTTCTTCAAAATTTGTCTAATTAAACATATCAATTGTTAATTTAGGATGATATCTAAATTTTTTAAATTTTGGTTCAATAATTTTCGGTGGTTTGTTTAACAAATTATATTCATTAATTACTAAAGACCATTTATTAATTATATTATTGACATGAAATGGTTTTTTACCTTTTTCAATAGTGATAAATTGACGTAAATTTAATTGATCTAATGAACCGATTTTAAGAGAAGTTTCGTTAAGATCATTAACAAAAGGATTAAAAAAAACTGATCTAGCATCAACATAATTAAAATCAATACGTATTGGATGTTTCTTGAGATATTCTTCAATTGTTTTATATTCTTTAATTATTTTTAGAGCAGTTATTGGACCGATCCGAGGTATTGTGTTGCAATAATCACAGCCACTAAGGATACAGTAATCGATAAATTCATTAGGAGTTAAAGAAAGATCCTCAAGAACCTTTTGTGAAGAAATTTCAAGAATTTTATTAAAATCATCCGAAGGTTTTAATATTTTAATATATTCGTTAAACGGCTCAATTGAAATTCCATAAGCAATTGCATCTGAATCTTCTGACCAGACGTAATCAACTAGTTTATTTTTCGCTAATTTAACAGCGACGACTTCTGCTTCACCATTATTACTTAATACAGGAAGACCTAATAATTTTAAAAAATATTTACATTCCGCCCGAAATTCTTTAGTAATAACTGGATTACTATCACGGGCTTTTAATAATTGATCTAAAATATCTAACGTATCTGGATCTGCAAATGAAATGCTACCAACACCGTTAATATCCAAATCAAGAAAATCAGTAGTTTTTTGACTGATATTCATAAATTTATTTTCAAGATCTGTAATTTTTACTTTAGATTTTTCCCGATGTAAATATCTTTTTTGCAGACAATTATCTTGTTTAGTAATTGGTATAGCACCTCCGTCAAAAACATAAATAGGTATTATATTATTTTTTAGAAAAGATATAGCATGATTTAAAAATGCGTATAAATGATAAATATTTTGATCATATTCAGTTTGTTTATAAGAACGAATTTGAAATTTATATACTAAAATTTCTGAATCTATTGCAATGGTTTTATTAGAATAATCGCTTAAATTTTTTTCAATAAAATTAGAATATTTTTTAATAGATGCATTTAGACCTTTAATACCCATAAAGATAAAGGTTTTTAAAGGTTTCTAAAGGTTTCTAAAGGTTTCTAAAAGAGGAGTTTCTAATAAATATAAATAATTTATTTGTTTAAAACAAATTATAATTTACTTATAACAAATTTGAGAAAACCCTTCAAAAGCATTGAAATAAGTCATAACCCTAACCCTAATGATTAAAGGTTTTGAAAAGTATGATTTGAAACCCGAAAAACTAGTAAAAAATTATGATGATATTAAAATATCAAATTATAAAAAACATATGCATACTTTAAAAAGATACCAACAGAATGTTATTGATCTTATAACACTACCAATTTATCTACCACTAATGTTTATTGGTCATATTGGAGAATGTATCGAAAGTTGTGTATATGACTTAGTAGTAGATAACGATTATGAAAAGATTATCGAATTTATTAATAATTTCAATCTTTCTAAAAATATGGCTATTGCTAATAATCAAACAGAATTTGATGTAGTTTATCCCTATCATCCAAAACAAAAATTTATCGATATTATTGATAAAAATTTATATGTGATTATTAAAGATATCCATGAAAAAAACAACAACATTTATAAATTTACTATCAGATTTCAATAATTTATGTCTTAGTTTATTAAGACTTAAAAAAATAATTTTTAGAAATTCGTTGAAATTTCTTTAAAAAACCTTTCCAAAATTTTTTAAACCCTTTTTGATTAAGACATAAAAGATATAATGTTTTGTTCAACTCTAAATATTATAGCAACAACTATAATATTAATTTGTTTAGGCGCTACTCAACCTAATTATAATACAAATATACCTAATTATAATGTAATTTATAATATTTATAGTCAATATTATAAAGAGATTATTATTGTTTATGTGCAATATATTTTTATAATGTTAATAATTATTATATATTTTTGCAAAACACAGGACAACAAATATGACAAATATATAAAATATTTTTTAGTAATCGAATATTTAATTTTAATTGGTTTTTCTTTTTATACTATATCGATTACTGTTTCATTTGTTGGTAAATCCAGTTATTATTTTATAGTTAATAATACAGAAATAAATTGTAATGGGTTCGGTGATAATTATATTAACGGACCAAATAATGAAACATATTCAGTATTTGTATCAAATATACCAATTCCCGATGTATGTGCTTTTTGTATTTATTTATACAATATATTAGTTGCTCCACCTGTGGTTATAACTTGTCTTAGTTTTATTGGAATAATGATGGATATATACATACTAGTTGATTTTGAAAAAGTCGAAAATGCTAATCGACCTGCTAATCAAGAAGAACCAGTTATTCCACGTGTTCAAGAACCTCGATCAAAACCAACACCAATTCTTCCTATACCATATAAACATAAATTACACCTTGAAGAAAAATGTCCTGTTTGTTTTGAACAAATTTTATATAATGACCCTAATACACAACTTTATGCATTTAATTGTGGTCATATAATTTGTGCAGCATGTATTGCAAAAATAAAAAAATGTATTTTTTGCGAAAATATTAATATTGTTTGAAAATTTTCCTAACTATTAACTCTATTTTTTAATTGACGAATATCTTTACCTGTTATAACAATTCCTGACATCATTATACAAATTATTATAAATAAAGGAACAGCAAATGCTAAAATGACACCTAATGCAACTTCAAATTTTGAACATGTCGTATTATTTACAACTGGTTTAATAGAATTCATTAACGAAACTAAAGTGTCTTTCTTTTAATATATCAAATATTAAAAAATTATCTAAAAATTAACCAGTTATAAAAGATCCAATATATTCAAGAAGTTCTTTAGGTATCTTCCTAACTAATTTTTTATCAATTCGTTGATATTGTGATTTGGCTAATAACACTAATATTTCTTCATAAACTATTTGATTAAGTTTTTTACGTTGCCATTTAATTTCAGAAGATTTATTTGAGGAAGCATTAGACGCATCGTCAGCAGCAACACCAGCATAATAAGCAGAGTAAGAATAAGCAACAGCACAAGAAGCAAAAGAAGCAGCAAAAGCAGCATTATTAATATCAGAACCAATTAAATCGTAAAAAATATTAGAAGTATTTACACAAATCTTTTTATTTTTTTCAGATGGATCTTTAATCCAATCAGATACGGCTTCAATGGCTTTTCGAGGTCTTTTATCATCGGGATATTTTTCTTCAAATATATGTAGAACGCGTTTAGCACATGATACAGCCCATTTTACTGAAATCATTTTAGTATCTAGAATATTAATAACTCGATTATCAAAAACAAAACAGGTATAAATAAAACTAACAGTACTCTCAAAAGCGTCATAAGGATTATTATAACTTTTTGATTTTTCACCTAAATTATTAATAAAATAAAATGACATAATAATTAATTTTAAATAATTTTAAATATCTAAAGGTTCTTTGAAATTTGCTAATCATGATGACTTTAACCAGTTATAAAAGATCCAATATATTCTAGAAGTTCTTTAGGTATCTTCCTAACTAACTTATTATTAATTCGTTGATATTGTGATTTAACTAATAATACTAATATTTCTTCATAAACAATTTGATTAAGTTTTTTACGTTGCCATTTAATTTCTGAAGATTTATTTGGGGCTGCATTTGAAGCATAATCAGCAACAATACTTGAATAATGAACATTATTAGTATAAACAGCAAAAGCAGCATAAGTAGCATGATAAACATCAATAGTGGTATTAAAAACACGATAAGAAGCACTACCAGCATTATGACAAGCCCATCTATTTTTTTCAGAAGGGTCTTTAATCCAATCATATACGGCTTCAATGGCTTTTCGAGGTCTTTTCTCATCGGGATATTTATATTCAAATATATGTAGAACGTGTTTAGAACATGCTACAGCCCATTTTACTGAGATCATTTTAGTATCTAGAATACTAATAACTCGATTATCAGAAACAAGACATAATTTATTATCATTTATGTTTTGATATGCATCATAAGGATTATTATAACTTTCCGATACAGAAACATCTAATTTATTAGCGAAACAAAATGACATCGTTGGCCTTCAGATCATGACTAATGACATATCATAAAGGTTCTTTAAAATTTGTTATTATATTTTAGTCCCAAATAAACAACAACTGCAAATAAAATTAATACTAACGGAATACCATACGCTAACGTAATATTATAATTTACTTCACAATTTATGATACTTGCATAAAATTCTTTAATATTTGCGACATTACTTAAGTATTGTTGATATTGTGGATTAAGACACCAACCAAAACCAAAAGGATCTAATGATTGCGAAAGAATATCACCAGAATTTGGACAAGAAGTTCCGTTAGAAGCCGATGTCCCTAATGGATAACAAAGTATATTTTGATTTGAATTTGGTGTTAAATTATCATTAGGAAAACACGATTCATTATTTAATGGGTTATATGGTCCGTCCATAATGGTAAAGGTAAAGGTTTTTTAACAATAGTAAATATATTTTTAACGATCAGTTAATATATTTTTAACGATTAGTTAATTTAACCAGTTATAAAAGATCCAATATATTCAAGAATTTCTTGAGGTATTTTCCTAACTAACTTATTATTAATTCGATGATATTGAGATTTAACTAATAATACTAATACTTCTTCATAAACTATTTGATTAAATTTTTTACGTTGCCATTTAATTTCTAAAAATTGATTTGGGGAAGCCTTTGAAGCATAATCAGCAACATGAAAAGCAAATTCAACAGAATAACAATCATTAAAAACAGAAGAAGCAAAATAAGAAGTACTATAAGCAGCAAAAGAAGCATAATAAGAAGAAAGATAAGCAACCTTAGCAGCATCTTTACAAATATTTTTAATTTGTTTTTCATTTATTATATTTTTTTCAGAAGGATCTTTAATCCAATTAGATGCGGCTTCAATTGCTTTTCGAGGTTTTTTATTATCTGGATATCTTTCTTCAAATATATGTAAAACGTGTTTAGCACATGATACTGCCCATTTTACTGAGATCATTTTAGTATTTAGAATATGGATAACTAGATTATCAGAAACAATACATAATTTCGTTTTATCATGATTATCATGATTCAATCTGTTTTGAAAAGCGTCATAAGGATTAGGGCTAATAGAGGTTATTACAAGTTCTCCTAAATTATTAGCAAAACTAAATGACATTTAAGTCATATAGTAAAATTAATATTAAGGTTCTTAGGAATTTGTTAAACGTCATAATCATTCAAATGATGTCATTAACCAGTTATAAAAGATCCAATATATTCAAGAAGTTCTTGAGGTATCTTTCTAACTAACTTATTATTAATTCGATGATATTGAGATTTGACTAATAATACTAATACTTCTTCATAAACTATTTGATTAAGTTTTTTACGTCATAGTTATGACTAATAACGTTGCCATTTAATTTCTAAAGATTTATTTAATGAAGCATCATAAGCATAATCAGCAGCAACAACAGCATAAAAAGGAGTAAAGATATAAACAGCATAAACAGTATAATAAGCAGCAGAATAAATAGCATTTTCGTCATAAAGATAATGCTTTACATGATTATTACAAGCACTTGTATTTTTTTCAGAAGGATCATTAATCCAATTATATACGGCTTCAATGGCTTGTCGAGGTTTTTTATTATCGGGATATTGTTCTTCAAATATATGTAGAACGTGTTTAACACATGATACAGCCCATTTTATTGAAATCATTTTAGTATCTAAGATATTTATTATTATCAGAAACAAGACATAATTTATTTTGAAAATCTCGGTTTTGAAAAGCGTCATAAGGATTATTATAACTTGATACAGTTTCTCCTAAATTATTAGCAAAACTAAATGACATTTAACGAAACTAAAGTGTCTATTACGAAACTAAAGTGTCTATTACGAAACTAAAGTGTCTATTACGAAACTAAAGTGTCTATTACGAAACTAAAGTGTCTATTAAAGAGTTCTTAAAAATTTGTTATATTCCTTATTTTTAGATATTTTACTCAATATTTCCAAAATTCTAGGATGTTCTAGGCTATCTTTATATAAAAATAATAATTTAAAGATACCTAGGTCAGTTATGTCAATATTAGATTCAGTTATATTTTCGCAAATTGTTGTATATCTTTCTATCTCATTTCCATATAATCTACCAGTTATAAAAGTCTCGATAATACCAATATCATCTAAACTAATCCCTAAAAATTTAAAAATATCATTTACGGGATAAATAAATTCATCATAAAGATGTCTTATAGAAACCTTATTAAAATCTGGATATTGATCCATTATGTAAATTAGTTCGGAGGTATCTTGTTTTTCTGGTTCTGGACTTTTAGTTTGTCTTCTATTAGGGTCTAACATAGTTTATAACTTAATAAATTAATCTTTAAGACATATCTTTTATTAAATTTTTAAATATTTAATAAAATAAATGAGTGGCCCGCAGATTCCCTCAACACCTCCAATAATTCCAGCATCAGTTAATTTTAATTCAAATACTACTCAAACATTAAAATCTCAATTTATTCAATCAACTATGACAAGTCTCCCATATTCTTTAAATAGTTCCACAAACGGTATTGTATCATTATCTAATGGGACTCTAACAGGTCTCATAACATCAGATAACCCAATTGATGTCGCTACTAAAGAATATTCAGATTCTATTCCATTTCCAATTCCAGGTGGTCCTATTGATAATTCTATTCAAGTAAATGCGGGATCTGGTTTATTTACTGGTTATGATGCTTTAAAATGGTCAGTTAGTAATCCCCCAACTTTAAATTTAGTAGGTTCTTTAACAAATGATTTTATAATTATTAATAATAATCGAATACAAAATATAGCAGATCCTGTTTTAAATCAAAGCGCTGCTAATAAAGAATATGTTCAAAATACTAATTTAACTCCAATATCATTATTAACTACAGGTTCATCCGTTACTACAAATTTAACACCAACACAAGTCATTAATACAATTTTACAAAGAACTTTTAATACAACTGGGACTTTAGATCAAGATATCCTACCAACGGCTTCATCAATAATTGCTGCAATTCCTGGCTGTATCGTTGGTTCAGCATTTACATTTATTTATCAATATGTAAATATAACGGAACCTAATTTTCATGTTATAGTGCTTTACGGTAATTCAACGACTCCTACCGCATCCGAACAGACCAATATAATTCCAAAAGGAGATTATTTTTATATTAACACATCTGATAATAATATTAATATATTTCCAGAAACAATAGTAGAATTTATAGGAACGGTTATTAGTATAGATGCTGGTTCAGAAGTTGTTAATTTTTATATTACTAATTACCAGCAATTATATATTAATAATACACAACAATTAACACAATTAGGACTACTTACCGATAATTTTTTTATTGAACCCAATGCAATTTTTAATAATGCATTTGTAATACAACCTTTGATACCTACTGCAATATCTCAAGACACTCCATATACATATAATTATAGTGATCTTAAAAATCTCCTAATAATGAGATCAGGTCTTACTGCAAATACTCAGGACGAACTTGGCCCTATGTCAAGTTTTTTAGGAACTAGTACAGCATTTAGTATGTCATCAGGATCTTTTAAATTTGTAATACAGAATGTTGATCCAAGATTTTCATTAACTTTTGGATCAAATGCTGATACCGGTTGGACATTTGCTACAGGCTCTTCCAGAATTATACCAATTGGTTATAATGGTTTCTTCAATGCTTCTATAAATACTTCAGCAAACACCGCTACATTATATACATTAGGTATTCTTAGTAGAAATGGTCTATAGTTTTTTTAAATAGTTTGTTAAATAGTTTGTTAAATAGTCATTTAATAAATAATTAAAAACGCTAAAATTCCCCAAAATATATTTTAACGATTTTAACAATTAGTTAATAAATTATGTCGATTCCAAATCTTCTTATGGATGCTTATTTTAAAAAATATGGATTTGTTTCCCAACAACTTAAATCCTATAATGATTTTATTTTAAATGGTCTTCAGCAAATTATTGATGAATCTGAGCCAATTATTATAACTACTGATGCCTCTAAACGTTCTGAAGGCACTACTACTAAATATGAAATTATTTTTGGTGCTGTTGAATTACATAAACCAACTATTAAAGAACAAGATGGAACTCAATCTATTTTAGAACCTAATCAAGCGCGTCTTCGAAATCTTACTTATTCCACTAATATGTTCTGTAATATTAAAGTACGAATTACTAGAACTGATTCCGAAGGTAATGATACCGTTGAAGAAGTTTTTAGTAAGGAATCATTGGGTTCCCTTCCAATTATGATGAAATCTAAATTATGTACTTTATATAATAAAACAGATTTAGAAATTATTAAATCAGGTGAATGTGTCTATGATGAAGGTGGATATTTTATAGTAAATGGTGGGGAAAAAGTTATAATTTCTCAAGAAAAAATGACTCATAATTCAGTATTTTGTTTCTTTAAAAAACAAACTAGAGTTTTATGGTCGGCTGAAATTCGCTGCCAATATGATTACGAAACTAGAGTTCCAAGTGCTACAATTGCTAGATTATATTCAATATCTTCTCACGATGATGGGCCGCGTGAAATTAAAATTGAAATCCCATATATTAGGCCCGATATCCCAGTATTTATCTTATTTCGAGCATTAGGTCTAAAAGTTTCTGAGACATTCGAGATGTTATATACCATTATTAATAATCACTCCAAAGAATTTATTGATGATGTTATGATTCCATCTATTAATGAATATAGACCTTTAATTAATGTAGAAGACAATGAGATGTCTCAAGAAGAAGCATTATTATATATTGGATCGTGTGGTCAATCTACTAAAAATAAAGAATTAGGTTATGCTTTAAACATTATTAATAATTCTCTATTTCCTCATATCAAAGAATTAAAAGACATAGAAAATAAGACTTTGGATGATCATCGTATAATTTTTCGAAAAAAAGCAGTATTTCTTTGTTATATGCTTAATAGATTATTTAATTGTTTGACTGGACTCTCTACTGAAGATGATAGAGATCATTTATCAAATAAACGAATAGATCTTACTGGATCACTTTTAGGTTCCTTGTTTAAATTAAATTTTAAAAGAATGAAGCGTGAAACTCAGTCAATTATTACAAAAAATATCGATAATAATAGTTCTTTTAATTTAACTACTGCAATTAAACAAAAAACTATTACAAATGGAATGAAATATTCGATAGCCACTGGTAATTGGGGATTTCAAACTGGTTCGACACCTCCTAAAATAGGTGTTGCACAAGTCCTTAATAGATTAACTTATATTAGCACATTAAGTCATTTAAGACGCCTTAATACACCAATTAACCGTGAGGGGAAATTATCTAAACCCCGTCAATTACATGGAACTCATTTTGGATATGTATGTTGTGTTGAAACTCCAGAAGGTGCTGGAACTGGTTTAATTAAAAATTATGCATTGATGTCTCATGTTTCATTAGGTTCTAAACGTTCATATGATTTTATTAAAGATCTCCTAAGTAGCAAGTGTAAAGACATTTCGTGTAAATTAGTTGAGAATTTAACGATTTCAGATAAAAATTTTACTAAAATTTTTTTAGATGGTGATTTTTTTTGTGCTACTGATAAACCACAACTTATTAATGATCTTCTAAAAAAATTACGAAGAACTTTAGTAATTGATTCCGATGTTTCTATTGCTTATAACGGCCCTAATAACGATTCTGAGATTATGATTTATACTTCTGCTGGAAGATGTCTAAGACCATTGTTAATTGTTGATAAATTAGCAGAATTAGGTTCAGTAATAAGTTCTGGTTTGGGTTATGGTTCTGCTATAACATGGTCTTCATTAATGTCATTGGGTCTTATTGAAAATATTGATGTTCTTGAAGAAGAAACTATAATGATTGCTACTTATATTTCGGACGTCACTAATAACGCCATAACTAATAACGTTATTAGTCATAACTATGACGTTTCAAAACAAAAACTCTATACTCATGTTGAGATACATCCATTAAATATATTAGGGGTTTGTGCTGCTGCTATACCTTATCCAGAATTTAATCAAGCGCCCAGAGTTATTTATCAATCGTCAATGTCAAAACAGAGCCTTGGAATTTATTCATCGAATTTCCCACAACGTTTTGATACATTAGCGCACGTTCTTAATTATCCTCAAAAATCATTAGTTTCTACTCAAGCGATGTCTTATATGCATAGTAAAGAATTACCAAGCGGTTTTAATGCAATTGTGGCAATTCAGTGTTATACAGGTTATAATCAAGAGGATTCGTTAATTATGAATCAATCGGCAATTGATAGAGGTCTATTTAGAAGTACTTTTTATAGAACTTATGTAGATCAAGAAAAAGAAGTAGTAAGGGCTGCAGGTAAATTAGAATCATTTACTAATATTGGTTCAAAAGATAGGAAAAATGTCAGGGGATTTACACAGGGTAATTATATGAAATTAGATACTGATGGAATTATCGAGACTGGTTTAAAGGTCTTCGAAAACGATATAATTATTGGTAAAATAACTCCAATTTCTACCGAAAGTTCAGGTGATGGTCTTGCAAAAGCACAATATCGAGATTCTAGCACATCGGTTAAAGATGCTGGTTCTGTTGATAAAGTATTAGTAAGCACTAATAGTGATGGATTTAAATTTACTAAAGTTAGAACAAGATCTGAAAGAAAACCAATAATTGGGGATAAGTTTTCTAGTCGTTTTGCTCAAAAAGGTACATGTGGTTTAACATTAAGAACAGAGGATATGCCATTTACAGAATCCGGTATAGTTCCTGATATTATTATGAATCCTCATGCAGTTCCATCTCGAATGACTATTGGACATCTTATAGAAACATTAATGTCAAAAATATGTTCAATAGAAGGTCTCGAGGGTGATGCTACGCCATTTTTGGAAAATAATCATAATTCAGTTGAAGAAATGTCTAAAATATTAGAAAAATTAGGCTTTCAAAAATATGGCTACGAACAATTATATAATGGTTTTACTGGTCAAAAAATACCAGTTCAAATATTTATAGGACCTATTTTTTACCAAAGATTAAAACATATGGTAGCAGATAAAGTACATAGCAGAGCAAGAGGACCAATGACTAAATTAACTATGGCACCTATTGATGGAAGGGCTAAATTTGGTGGTTTAAGGCTAGGTGAGATGGAGCGCGACGGGTTGCTCGCACATGGCAGCGCGTCATTTATTCGTGATAGACTTTTATTTAATTCTGATCTTTATCGGGTGCATATATGTGATCTTTGCGGTATGATTGCTCAAATTGATTTACAAACTCAAAGATTTCTTTGTAAATGTGCAAAACCATTTAACAGAACTAAAATTTCGGCAATTTATATTCCATATGCTGCTAAATTATTAATACAGGAAATGATGTCAATGCTGATGGCACCGAGATTAATTTTAGAATAATTTGAAAAAACAAATAATTAAAAACTCTAAATGTTTGCGTTTAAAATTCATAAATAAATTAAGGGTATAGATTAACAAAAAGGATATCGATGGAACTAAATAAAACTCTAAAAGTCAAAGTAGAAGGAGATCTGGAAATTGATGTAAATATTAGAGGAACTGTGGAAAATCCATTGTATCGAGCTACTCATATAGGTACTGGTTGGGGATTAGTAAATATTAGTTCATCGATTGAAAATTTTGATGATACTGAAAAAGTTTCTTTAAATGCATCAACTAATGGAGGAAAACAAAAAATTTCTTTTTTAACTAAAAAAGGTCTATTAAAATTCGTGGAAAAATCCTTAAAAGCAAAAGGAAAAAAATTTCAAAAAACTGGTTTGTTTTATGAGTTTATTAAAAAGGAATTAGGTCTCGCAGAACCAGTCTTTAATATTTGTGATTATGATATGAAATCTATTTTATATCTATTACATTTATTAGGAACTACTAAATATAAATTTGGAGAATCTGATGATTTTATTCAACGAATTAATGTTCATAAAACTACAATGAATAATGAATTTAAAATAGTAAAATGTTGGATTTTACCAAATAGCACATTAACTAAAAAAGTAGAGATGAAAATTAAAAAATATGTTAAACAAGAAAAAATTCATACAAAACATATAACTAAAGCCACCTCTGCAAATCGTCCTCAAGACGTTAATAGTATTGAATTTTTTGATTTAAAAAATAAACCAGATGATATTGATAATATGATTAAAATTATCGATTTATTTGTAGCAGATGCTATTTTCGAAGACAATGAACTACATAAAGATTTAAGAATTACTAACTTATTAAATTTACAAAATTCTAAAAATGAATATCAAAAACTTTTAATGGAATTATATAAAAATGATGCGATTTTAGTTAATGAACATATTGAAAGAGATCGTAATGATGAATTACAAAAACATTTAAGAGAAATAGCGATACGTAATTCCGATATAGAAAAAATTAATACTTATCATAAAATCGAAAAAGATAAACATACTATGAAAATCGAAAAAGATAATAATTATATTAATATGCAAAAAGTTGCGATGATTAATACAAACAATTCGTCATCATCATCATCATCATCAAGTTTATCTACTTTAATGGAAAAATTAAAAGAAATTAGTGATGAAGAAAATCTTTTTGAAGAAATCGAAGAAAAAACGAGTCCTCTAATAACGAGTCAAGAGCCTCTAATAACGAGTCAAGAGCCTCTAATAACGAGTCAAGAGCCTCTAATAACGAGTCAAGAGCCTCTAATAACGAGTCAAGAGCCTCTAATAACTGCAACTTTAATCGAAATTAAAGATGGAGATGAAGTTATTTGTACAAGTAAAACTTGTAAAAGTAAAGATAGAAAATTTAAAACTTCGTATAATCCAAGATCTCATAAATTATATAAACGTTGTTCATCATGCCGAGATGCAGGCAAAATAGCCGATGCTAAAAGACCTCCAGAACATTCTAAACAACAAAATAAAAAAAAACGAGAAGTTTATAAAAATAATCCTATTAGTAAGGCTACTACTTTAGAAAAACATCGAAATATTTATTGGAATGATCCCGAAAAAGCCCGCAATGCTAAAAATGAACAAAACAAAGCCAAAAAATTATTAAAAAATAAAGAAGAAAATCAAGAAGAAAATCAAGAACCATGATCAAACTGTAATTTAAATTTATAAATATAACCAGATGAAGATGTTAATTCTGTTCTACAATATAATTCATAATTATTTTCGAATTTATGACTTTTTATACGATAATACATATCAGCAAGTTCGTATAATGAACATTTTTTATTAACGCAATACTCATTATTAAAATCTAACATTAATTTGGTATGATCAGAACCTCTATGATCTCTATTAAAACCATTCTTATTATAAAATACAAAAAATTTATTAGATTTTATAATAATATCATGAAGATTATAAGTTTTAATTAATTCTAAACTTTCATAGCTGTAAATTTGATCATGATAACCATCATCATCCGATAACATTAACATAATAAAATCTAATGTATAAAAAAGATCATCATCAGATATTATATCTGACGCATATCCTTTAAACTCATTAAAATCAGTCATATGTTGAATATGATATTTAATCGGTTTATTAGTTGTAAATCTATCTTTTAATTCACATTTACTACTTTCAGACCAGTCGTGATTACATTTTTTAGGATTTTTATTATTTTTATGTTTATACCATACATTATCGTGGTTATAATATTTTTTATCAATATTTACATAAGGTAATATTAAATTTACTATATCTAATGGTAAAATATGATTCAAAATATTTTTAAAATTATTATTAATAATTTTAGATTTAAATGGAATTGATACATAATCAAGTTTAGTAGTTTGGCTAATAAAAAATACAATGGCTTTCATGAAAGTTTCAATATCTTTATCAGATGTAGTTGTTAGATCAATAATTAGTTTATGTTTATATTTATTATAATGCCTAATAATGCCTTCTAAAAGATTATCATCTAATGACATGTTTTAAATTATTAGCAAATAATTTTTAGCGTTAAATATTTTTTGAAAAATCATACCAATGATGTCTCAAACAACAATTAGTCATTTATTATGATCAGTCTTTATGTCTTAATAAATTAAGACTTATAACAATAGGAATAACTTCTCTAATGTTATCTATATTTCCTAAACAAAAAATACAAACTCTAAGAAAGCCCTAGGAAAGACCTCATAAAAAATGGGTCTAAGTATGTCCGATTTACATAATGGATCTATCGCTTATCAGTAAATACATAATTTATTATGAATCATTTAATTTATGGTATGTGTATTGGTTTGATCCAACAGACTCCGAAAACCGTAATAAAAGCAAACAACAAATTATTATTCGATTAATTATACTAGGTTTTATATCGGATTTCGGTCAGAGATATTTTAAAAATCCATAAAATCCCATAAAAATCCATAAAAATTCATAAAATATTCTTCAAGTTTCTTCGGAAACTTCTTTAACCGTGAAGAACATAATTTTATGGTCTGGCGGACAGTTTTCAATTTTTACTTCATAATCTTCTTTAACGATAGCCATAATTTCATTTACGAGGACATTCTTAATAGTATAATTAAAGGTAGTTTCGCATTTTTGAGCCGCATCAATAGCCAACAAAGCAATATCCTTAATTACGGCCTGCTTATTATTTTTATTAGCATTATAAATTTCCATAAATTCTTCGGATGTTGGGATAGTATTTTTTTTAGATTTAGGAGCCATATTTTTTAGAAATCTTTTATAATATATTTTTGGGATTTTTAGCGTTTTTAATTATTTATAAGAAACAAATTTTTAGAAACCTTTGTTAATAAATTCCTAATAATTATGACAACTTATGCATTTGAAAACAAAAGATCATATACAGATCCTTATGACGCAATAACTGATCCTTCAAATTATTGTGAATTTTATGATGATGATGAAAAAATAAATTTGAATATTCTTTATAATAATAACGAGTCTAAAGCCTCTAATAACGAGTCTAAAGCCTCTAATAACGAGTCTAAAGCCTCTAATAACGAGTCTAAAGCCTCTAATAACGAGTCTAAAGCCTCTAATAACGAGTCTAAAGCCTCTAATAACGAGTCTAAAGCCTCTAATAAAGTAAGATATATCTTAGATATAAAATTGATTTTAGTAAAATTTTGTTTAGCATGCGCTGAACGAGTTATAATAAATAACTATATAAGGGGCCGGCCAATGCGCCTAAGACTAATAGCGAAATTAAAAGAATTAAAAATAGCCACTAAAATGATTTCTAGATTTGTTAATGAACAATCTGAAACAAATTCCAAAAATGCTTGGAATGCTTCTCAGAATATTCATTATAAATTTCTTAATACATACTTTACATCATCTGATGACAGTCCTATATATACGGTTTATTTTGCTTTTCCATATGATGAAAGAAGAAGGTTTTATACATCATTTGTACATACAACTCTTAAATACGCAATGGGTTCTTCATCTAATAAAAAAATAGAAGAAAAATGGCAAAGAGATACTTTAAATTTTATTATAAATGTATCGATAAATGCTAAGAAATATATTAAAATTTTAAATCAAATATTACCAAACGATTTATCTCTACTTATAATGAATAACTTTTAAGACTTAATAAGATTTAAAGATTTGTAAGTTATCTATTAAATGACGACTATCGAAGAATCTCAGAAATCTCTTAAAAATATTGAAGAACAATTATTGACATTTATTGCTAAATTAGAAAATAATGATAAAAGATGGGCATCGATTGCTAAAACTCATTTTGAAGAAGGCGTAATGGCATTAATGAGATCTATTAGTGAAATTCCTAAAACAATAAACAAATAGTAAGAACTATAACTAAAACGACAACAAATCCTAAAATCAAATAAACAATGGCAAGTGAGTTTTGATTTTTATTCATTTATTATTAGCAATAATTTATTGTTAATAATAAATGGTATTCGTTAGAAGAGTAAATGCTGATCAAAAAAAAGTTCCTAACCATATTACAGGGCACGAATATTATGACTTGATGAGAAATTATGAATATTCAGGAAATCCACCAGAAGTGTATTATCATCCGCCACATACATTTATTTCAGCAGATCATACAAATTTACATAAATCTATTAGAAATGAACACAAGTATAATAAAATGATTCATGCAAGTGGTATTATAAAAAAACTCGGATCTGATCTAACAAATTATACTAAAACATTTTTATGACTTAATAAATTAAGTCTTATCTGGTCAAAAAAAATTCATACCAGTACCTAAAAACGAAACTAAAGTGTCTAAAAACATAAGAAAACATCGGATAAAACATAGATCTTTTAAAAAAATCTTGACTCTTAATAAAGAATGACAACACTACCCCCAATTCCAACACTACCGCCTCCACTGACACCTCAAGATATTGCTAGCCCATTATTAGTGGCAACTGCTGCACCTTATAACTCAGTTTCAAAGACGCCTTATCAAATCTCAAAAAGTCCTTATGTTTGGTTTAATAGGTGTCTATTATATCTTTCAATTTTGTTCGCATTATTAACTATAATAGCAACTTTTGTAAAGAAACTTCAAAAATATCGAAAACATTTTCAAAATTGGGCTATTGGTCTCCTAATTGTTTATGTATTTTTAGTTATAATGGATTATAACGAATATAATCAATTATCTGGATCACAAATATTATTCTTTTAATAGTTGGTTAAAATATTCCTAATAATTTCTTATTAATTATTAGAAAATTTGACGAAACTTACACGAAACTAAAGTGTCTTTACACGAAACTAAAGTGTCTTTACACGAAACTATGAATGTCTATAAAAAATTTGATATGAATGCCCAAGCACGTTATAGTATTACTAAACCATATGAAGCAGAACAAATTACGGATTTTATAAAAAAACATGTTATAAAACATCATTGGAATCCTGAAGATTGTATAATAACTGACGCAACGGCCGGTGTTGGGGGTGATTCGATAAATTTTTCAAAATATTTTAGATATGTTAATGCCGTTGAAATTGATGAAGACACCTTTGGAAGACTTAATAATAATATAAACTCATTTGCTATAAAAAATATATATACATATCACGAAGATTATACAAAAGATCTTATAAAGACACTAGTAAATGATATAATATATATTGATTTTCCTTGGGGTGGTGTTAATTATAAACATAAAGTATCTGTTGATTTATATTTATCGGAATTAAGCGTTCTAGAAATTATCGAAAAGATTTCTAACGAAACTAAAGTGTCTTTTAACGAAACTAAAGTGTCTTTTAACGAGAGCAAGCCCTCTAATAACAATGTATCTAACAAAACACTAATATTTATTAAAGTTCCATTTAATGTTAATATAATTGAATTTGAAAAATATATAGAAGATACTTGTATAATCCTTAATAAAGCATCTAAACCAAGTTTTAAAGTATTAAAGATCTCTAACAAACCTTTAACAAACATTCAATTTCTTTTTTAATTTGGGCATAATTAATTTCTTTAAAACGAATCAACGTGATATTATTATTTTTACAATAGGTATCTTTTAGGAGATCTCTATATTGTAATTCTTCAAATGCTTTTTGACCACCAAAAAAATTGATTGCTTTATAATGTTGTTGTCCATCAAATTCTATAGCAAATTTATGACCGTTTTCACTGACAAAATAAAAATCGAATCTTAGAAAACTTTTGTGTTTTAGATCAGCAAATGTTTTTTCAGTTTCAAATTTTATATTTAAATCTTCTAGAATACTTGCAATTAATTTTTCACCTTTTGACATATTTTTACGAGGACCTAGTATTTTATCAAAATCAATTAGTTTTGCCATTAATTTGTAAGATCCGCTATCGGTAAATTGAATAAACCCAAAATCACGTAATTCTTGTAAAGATCTAGACATAGTATTAGCAGGAGTCTTACCATTGGTTTTAGTTTCTTTAATAATCGTTGGTAATTGATCTTTAATTAGTCCTTGGTTAGTAAAAACTCTATCAGAATTTGCTTGACGCATACAGGCTTTAAGAACTGATAACGACCACATAATTAATGTCATAATTTAATAAAATATCCTAGGGAATTTAATTATTTTTTAAAATATTTGTTATTTATATAATATGTCAGTATCTAACGAAGTATCTAACGAAGTATCTAACGAATCTTCTAAACCGCTACATAGATATACTCTAAAGCCTTCTAAGCCATGTGATATTTTTCATACTTGGTCTCTAGAACAAAAAACTAAACCAATACCCGAAAGTTATGATATGAGAAATAAATATCAATGTCCTATTTTTGATCAGGGCTCATTAGGTTCATGCACTGCTAACTCGTTATCAGCCTGCTACAGTTATCAGTTTCATTTCGAGCATAATTTACTATATATCCCAAGTAGGCTCTTTATTTATTATAATGAAAGAGTTATTGAAGGAACCGTAGCAACTGATTCAGGAGCCTCTTTAAGTGATGGTATAGAAGTTCTATCTAAAATTGGAACTTGTCCTGAAACATTATGGCCATATGACATATCAGAATTCGCTGTAAAACCACCTGAAGTTTGTTATGCGGATGCTATTAAAGAAGAAGCAACTTTAACTAAACAAATTAAAATAACGGTTGAAGATTGGAAAATAGCATTAACAAATGGTCATTGTTTTGTATTTGGCTTCCAAGTTCCTACCTATTTTGAGGGTATTACTTCTAACGGATTTTTTGTACCAACACAAGGTAATAGCGACGAAACTATCTGTGGCGGCCATGCAACAATGTGCGTGGGATTCGATGATAATATGACATGTAAAGATATATCTGGAAAAGAAATTAAAGGCTTTTTTATTATTAGAAACTCATGGGGTTCTAGTTGGGGTTCATCGGGATATTTTTATATGCCATACTCTTTTTTAGAAACCGGTAATGTTTCTGATGCTTGGATTATAATGTTGGTTAAATGATGTTTTAACTCATTAACGTCATTAAATGACTATTAACCTAACCAGTTATAAAAGATGCAATATATTCCAGAAGTTCTTTAGGTATCCTCCTAACTAACTTGCTATTAATTCGTTGATATTGAGATTTAACTAATAATACTAATATATCTTCATAAATTATTTGATTAAATTTTTTACGTTGCCATTTAATTTCTAAAGATTTATTTGTGGAAGCCATAACAGAAGAATTAGCGGCATATTTTGTATATTTATTAAAATAATAAACAGTTGCATTAGCATAATAAGAAGCACCCAAGACACCAACATCCTGATTTGTATAAACATCTTTATAAACATAAGAAGCATCTTTACAAGCATTTTTATTTTTTTCAGAAGGGTCTTTGATCCAATTAGATACGGCTTCAATGGCTTTTCGAGGTCTTTTATCATCTGGATATTTATCTTCAAATATATGTAAAACGTGTTTAGCACATGATACAGCCCATTTTACTGAAATCATTTTAGTATCTAGAATACGAATTACTTTATTATCAGAAACAAGACATAATTTTATTTCTGTTTCATAAACTGGGTTTTGATATGCATCATATGGATTATTATAACTTGTTAATACTTTTTCTCCTAATTTATTAGCGAATGCAAAAGACATTTTAATTAACGAATTAATAAATTTAACAAGGGTTTTTTAGAATTTGTTAAGCCTTTTTGTTAGTAAGTCTTATGACTTAATTTAGTAAGTCTTATAACTTTCGTATGCTCGTTTAAAATCATCAGTAAATACATATCCTTGCGAAACCTTTTGAAAAATTTTACCGTGACGCTTATCTCGATGATTTGTTTGACAAAATTTAAGAGTGTCTTCAGTATCAATACGTTCCATATAAATATCAGTAATATCCTGATTAATATATCTAATACATTTTTTAATAAATATTGAAATATTTGTAGTATTATTTGGGTCTAACCATTTTGGTAGCATATTTTTAATATGTTGAAAATTAGATAAATCTCCTCTAACAATTTCTTGTTTTTTTAATAAATATGTCGATTCTGTTTGTGGATAAATCATAGAACCATCATGATAAGAGATACATGTATTTAATTTAAGAGTTCGACCTCTTACTTTAGATAATATTTTATAATTAGAAGGATCTTTTGAACAGGGCATAATTTCATCAACAAAATGACCTTTTGAAGAACGTTTTTGATTTTCTAATCTCGTATTATGATCTTTTTTAATTTGTTGTGAAACATGTTCAATAATTTTTTCTGTTGTATATAAACGTAATTTAAAATTTGGATTATTACGATATCCTTTAAAAATACCACAAATTCTATTTACTGATTGGAATATTTCATCTGTAGTTTTATTATTAGAACAATCATAAATATAACTAGTTGCATAAATTATATCATTAATGCTTTTATAATTTGGTACTTCTGACCTTATTGATGTACCTCTATTAATTTGACAACACCCAATTATAACAATATGTTTAACGACACGTAATTTGGTTTGAATTATATATAAAACTTCTTGTAAAGTTTTTGTTTTTGTTATTAAATATATTTTACCAGAAACTCTAATTTCTGATTGATTAATTATAATAAATGTAATGTCTGGTTTATATTTTTGAATAACGTCTCTAATATAATCATGTTGAGAAATACTTGAAGATAAATTAATTAAGGTTATTGGTTTTTTAATAGCGGAATTAGTCATATGTTCTTCGTATGTTAGAATATCAATAAGAAGTTTTTCTTGATTAAGCGACCATTTATTAGAGGGTTTCGCTAAATATAACGAATCAATTTCATTTTTTATAAAAACATCGCTATTAAAACCCACATAATCTTCAGATATTGGTATATAATACATTTTATCAGCAGTTATAGGATATTTTTCTTTAATATAGGTATGCGCATACGGAGTTGCAGTAATTCCACAAAAATTAAATTTAGATAATCTAATAGTTTCTAAAATAGCATTTGAACGCTGATTTAAAGTATTATTTTCACATTGTTCTTTATCGTGGTTAAACAAATCCGATTCATCTATAATAGTATATAACGATCTACTAGGTGAAAAACTTTGATTAAATGACGTAATATAATCAACTCGAGCCATCATAACATAAATTTTAAAGGAATTTTTATTTAATAGAACTTCTTCAAATATTTTATTTGGTTTTTCGATAAAAATAAAATAGTCCAATAATTCTTCTTGTAATCTATTTTTTAATTGCAAAATATCTTTTTTTAACGGATTTAACAGAATTAAAACATTGTGATTAGTAATTATTTTATATAGCGCTAAATCAATTAATGATTGGCATTTACCTAATTGAACTTCTCCTACAATTTGAATATGACCGTTAGGTGATAAATTTGAAGTAAAATTTATATCATTAATAAACTGATAAAGATAATGATCCATAGGTTCTTCATCGGCGGTTATATATTCAGTATCGGAATCTGATAGTTTTTTTAAATCATTATTATGCGCAATTAAAAGTTTTTGTTGGTCCTCCTGAGAAATTTTTAAATTTCTTAAAAGTTCTTCAAAGGAGGACATTGGTATGATTAATGACATTTTAATAAGAAAAGGGTTAAATTTTTTTTGTTAATAAATTCCTACAGCCAAAAAACATTCTTGTAATAAATAATAAAGAACATTTACTGACATCGAATTACCTATTTGTTTTCGAAATTGAGAATCGGAGACGACTTGTTTGAGGGAAGTAGGAAAACCTTGTAATTGTAATAATTCTTTAATAGTTGCTCGACGATGCATAGGAACACACCAGATACTAGTATTATTTGTTAATATAGTTGGTGAAAAAGTTTGGTAAGAATCTGGTGATGTATATTTAAGAAAACTAAAATCAATGAAGATACCTTTATGATGTTTAATTTTATCTAAACAATTATCTAATATATGTTGGGGTATTTGATCACGATATCTAGCATCCTTATCAATAAAAGTTTTGATATCTAAGAGTTTTTGTGGTTTAGGAAATGTAAATTCTCTAACTATTTTAGAAGATTTTAGTCCAACTATATAAATTCTTTCTCTATTTTGTGGAATTGAATAATCTTTTGTATTTAAAACTTTATAATAAATTTTATAATCTTTTAATTTATTTAGTGTTTTTAAGATATCCTCCCAATAAGTTCCGTTTGAAACTGATAGAATACCTTTAACGTTTTCTAAAATAAATATTGTTGGCTCTGTTTGTTTAATTGTTTTAATACAATAATAAAAAATTGAACTACGATCGTCATCAGACCCTAATCTAAGACCTGCCATGCTAGCAGGTTGGCAAGGAAACCCAACTACATATAAATCTAATTTTGGAAGTTTTCGATTATCTTTAATATCATCAAAAAATAATTTAGGTTTATAATTTGCTAGAAGACTTTCTTTAGCATATAAATTAATTTCCGAAGAAAATTCATGAGATATTTTAAGATTTTTAAATAATTTTAATGCTTGTAAAACTGCTTCGATTCCTGAACAATCAGTTCCAACTTTTAACATCATTGGGGCTTGCCTTCGGATCATGATTAATGACATTTATTATTAAAAATATTAAAAACTTATTAATGATACGTTAAAAGTAATTAACTAATACGTTAAAAGTAATTAACTAATACGTTAAAAGTAATTAACTAATACGTTAAAAAATATTTAAAAAAATCTAAGATCTCGTTAAAAGACACTTTAAAACACTTATGGGTCTTAATTATAGTTTTTATGTTAAAAATCCTCCACCAAATGGTTCAGTGATGAAAATAGTCCATGATAAATTTTCATATACATGCGGTCTTGATGATGATCCTATTCCAGCAAATTTATTAAGATTAGGGGAAACAGTTAAAGTTATAAATACGGTCAATTTATATCAGTCTAGACCTAATTTTGAACCAATAACAGTTTCTAAAGTAATGTTTAAAAATGGAGATAAATATGATACTGATGTATATATGACAAAAAATTTAGGACCACATAATAATAGTCATTAAATGTCTCTTAAGAAATTATTGGAACAATACTAGTTTTTTTAATACCTGGGCTATTAAATCTAGTGCAACAAATTATTAAAAGACATGTAAAAATTCCTATAGCGGCCATAGCAGCAATTATGGTAATTAAATAATTATTATTATCGATTTTTGAAATAATTTCTATATCATAAATATCAAATTCAGATAATACATTTAATATTAGGGATTTATTAAAAATTTGATTAAATAATGTTATATTAGTATTTAACGTAAATTGGTAATAAGGACATTCCCAATAAACATTAGTGATTGTTGATGTAATTGCGATTTCTTCAGAAAGACTTACTAAAAATATATAATTAATTTCAGATGAATTATTAATTTGATTAAGACACGTTCCATTTATGAAAGACATAGAGATTTCCATAATACAACGATTAGAAGAGATATGACTTAATAAATTAAGTCTTAAAGGGTTTCTAAAAATTTGACTGAATTTTTAAAAATAATTTAAAGAAATATTAAATATTTCTTTAAGAAACCCTATGGATCAAGATTTTAAAATATCACTTAAAAATTGCGAAAAAGAAATACAATTATGCACACCAGAAGCCTTCTGGAGTATTATTGATTTATTACATGAAGAATATTTATATAATCAAAGAGGATTTTATTGTAATCGAGATAGACTTCTAAAAGCCTATTCAGAACATCGATTTTTTGTATTAGCATGTAAAGAAACTGATGATATATTTGAAACTGATTTAGGACATAAACTCAGACAACATATTTGTTTAAAAAATGCAGGTTGGTATTTACCATCTTTTTGTATATTATCCCATAATTCGGTTGAATCTCTAGATTTTTCAAATTCAGTAATTTTAATTGAATTGATATGGACATCTGAACCAATTCGTAGATTAGGGTTAGCAAGTGAATTTATAAAATATTTTAATATTACGAAAGTAGATAATATATTAGAAGAAAGTATTCCTTTTTGGTCTAAATTTGATGTTAAATATTCTAAGATACTAACAACTAAAAATAACGATATTTCATTTTGGATAGATCATATTAAACGATTATCTAAAATTTTAGATGAAGTTATAATAAATTATACGTTTAAAAAAAAATAATAAAATAAATAAATAAATAAATGGCTGAAGAAGATCATAGACATAATTTTCTAGTTTGTGCTGGCTGTATTTTATTTGTAAATTTATTAATTAATATTTTAGAAGATGTGAAAAAAGATATAACAGAAACACCAGAAACACCAGAACCCGATTATGAAATGGTTGATCTTCTCAACCATAATAACAATAACCAATAATAATATCAACAATTAATGCAGAAAACTTTAACGATTCCAATAATGATATCTTTTCTAATTTATCTTTAAGTTCTGGGTAAAATTTATTAACAATATCTGGATTGGCTTTAATTCGAGAACGATCTAATGCCGATATTGATAGACCCTCTAATGAACGAACGCGACTTAATACAACATAAGCCTGACCAAAAGCAAAAATTGATGGCCCTAAATCAGCACAAACTAGATCTAATGTCATAGATTGCGAACCATGAACCGAAATTGCATAACCAAGTTTAAATGGTACTTGTTTTTTATTAACTTCAAAATCAGAACCAATTGAATATGACCAAACGACCATATCAATAACAATTTCACGAAGGTCCAATAATCTAACGAATACTTGTTTCATATTTAAATCAATAACAATACCTCTCGTACCATTTACGATATTGTCTTGTAAATTTCTTTTAATAATAACTTGAGCCCCAATACATAATGTTATAGAATCTGCCACAGTAGCCCCAGAAAGTGCTTTAAAATCCGTTATTAATTTGTGATCGGGTATCATAGTTTTATTAAATTTTACTGAATATTTTGCAGTATATGTATGAGCCTTAACATCAATTAAACCATTATAACCAAACTTCAATAATTTATTTAATTCATCGGAATTTATTTGATCAACTTTTTTATTAAGTGATAAAATCATAGTAGGTTTAATTCCATGTTTTGTAATATCAACATTTAGACGACTCTTTAAAATATTATAACTTGTATTCGAACAATAACCAACTCTAATTTCACCTAATAATTTTTGAAATACTGGATCCTTTTGACGAACATTAGTTTTAAGTACAATAGTATCATTAATACCAGATCCAAACCACGATTTAGCATCATATAATTGGAATTTACTAGAAACTGGACTTAATTGTAAAAAATCAGCGCTAAGAATTAACTGAATACCGCCAAAAAATAATAAATTTCCACGAATATGTTGCCCAATTTTATCTAATTTATCAAATAAATCTGGATCTAACATTGAAGCCTCATCTATAAAAAGAATATGAACTCTTAACCAACGAGATCTAGCAGCAGGTGGCATTTTCTCTAATAATTCTTTGGTAGTTCCAGCACCTAACATAATACCTGCCCAAGAATGAATAGTACGTCCTTGAATATTTAAAGCAGCAATTCCAGTAGTTGCTGTTTTAAAGACTCTATCAGATCCTAAATCTTTCAAAACTTTTTTGTAGTATTTCTCGATAACATAAGATTTACCGACACCTCCTTGACCCGTAATTAGAACATTTTTACC